TCTAGGGCCCTCTGTTCACGCAGTAACTCAATTACTGGGTGCTGGCCTTCTAGTTTAGATAGTGCATTATCGTCGCATGTTTGCTTTCGTAAAATAGAAAACTGCCGGGGGAGCCCAAGTCGATTATAAAGTAGGTCTTGTAGCTGCTGAGAGGATCCCCAGTTAAAAACTGGGCGTCTAACAGCTGCTTTACCTTTGTCGGTTTTCCGTTTGTCCAATTCCCGTGCATATAGCTCCCCTTCGATTGTTTCGATTGCCTGTAGACAGCTTTCCCGCATATCTTTCTCAAGTTTGAGAATTCTAATGCGGTTATTAAGACCAAGTTCCTTAACACGCTTAACATCTAGGTTAACCCCTTGAATTTCTGTATCTAGCATTGCAAAGGCAAACGCGTGTACTTGCTTAACTAAGGCATTAGGGATGCCTTCCTCTTTTAACGCGCTACAGAGCACATTATAGAGCTTTAGCGTATAATCGGCATCTAGACCCGCATATCGGTCTTGCGCGTCTTCTGGGGCATCCTCGAACGTCTTATAGGTGTTCCAGAAGACTTCCTTGTAATTATCCCCAAAGTACTGCTGAATGCAGTGGTCTAGGCTATGTGGTTGATTTTCATCAAGCAGGTGATGCATAAGCATGGTATCCCTGCAATCTAGGTGGGTTAGGTCAATACCCTTACGGTACAGAAAGGTGTAATCAAACTTGAAATTATGGAGTATGAGGGGGCATTTTAGGCTAGCCAGGTGTTTGGCATGCCGGGCTTCGATAATGAAACTGCCTAAGTGGCACGCGATAGCTACTGAGATGAGGCTATCCTTAAAAGAACTAAGGCCGGTAGTTTCAATATCTAGGGCAATCGGGGCATCTGCTTTATTGAGGAGCAGCACCAGGGAGTATACGTCGGCCTCAGAGGTTAGGCGCTTAATTAGTAGCATGCTTACCTCCTTAGTGGTAGCGGGCACCACGTTTGCATTGGTTTCTCCTACGTATGAGGTAGGCGAATTACTACATATTCGAGCCCGCACGATTTTAACTAAAGCTAGCAGCTACCTCACAACTTATGGCATGTGACGCGGCCTATCTAGGGCGGGTAGGGGGATACCCGTGGGCTAGAACTTTTCTACACGATTCGGCTTTTTAACCACTGACGCAGGAGTAGGGCGCGCTGCTGTGGGGGCGTCACCACCATTTTGTCCGTGGGCGATTTTGGGACGGCTAATCCAAGGGCGGTCGCTTGACGCAGGAGTAGGGGTGGGGGCGTCAGCGGCTTTAGACTTATTTTGGAATGCGGGATCGGCTTTGGCATAGCTAATCCAAGGGCGGTCGCTATCCAAGCCATTCAAGAAAATACGGTCGCCTACTTCGATGCCAGCCAAAGCTTCAGCGATCTCAGGCGAAACCCCGACACTCAAGCCATTACCGGACTTGTTGGGGAAAAATCCCGTGAGGCGATTAAACTTACTATTGTTATTTTCCATTTAGCATCTCCTTTAAATCGTTATTAAGGCATTCACATTCAGGGGCCGATAGCCCGTGAATGATTTCACTAATCGAGTCACCCTTTACACCATACTCCGTTTCAAGGAATAAGAGCAAGCTTTCTTTGCTGCTTTTTTTACGAGCAACTACCGTTTGCGCTAGTGCAACGGCGGCCTCAGGTGAAAACGGCGGAGTTGCCTTTTTAGGCGTGGGGGCGGGGGCCCGCTGCATAGCGCTTTCGCCGTCATCATCAACGGCACCGATGCTAAGCAGAGACTGCAGGCCATAGCGGCGGGCATAGCTAATTGCGCTACCCAAGGCTTGGGGGTCGTGTTGTTTAGCACACGTAATCGGAGTGGTGCTACTCAAGTACTCTCCAGAGTCGTGGAGCAGTACCGTCTCAACGTACGGGCCCGTCTCTACAGAGCCCGCGTGGGTGGGTTGTAAGAGAGTAATCCCATTAGCATTTAATGCCGGAATAACCGCCTCGCGGATACTATTAAGATCCGCATAACTGCTTTTAAAGAACGGGTTTTTGCTATTTTTAACAGCATCTCCCATAGATTTCTGAGCAGCCAGAAGTGCCGGGGCCAACTTGCCTAGTTCGGTGTACTTAATCATATTACTTAATCCTCACGATGCAGCACTTGAGCAAAATATTCCATTGTGCCGGGGTTAAGGGCGTTTTAACCGGGTCTATAGTTACAAACTTCTTAGGTTGTTTCTTACTCATTGTTTCCCCCATGACTTAATACTACTCAACATCTGTTTTAGTGTCAACACTATTTTTACGCTTATTAGTTGCTTGTTGTAGTTGCGTGGCCCAACGGCAATTCTCTGGTTTATAATCACCATTAACATCAATACGATCAATAGATGTTCCGTTGGGTCTTTCTCCCATTTCGTTTAAAAAGGCCAAAAATGAATTATTCCAGGAGCTGCATACGGAAATACCCCTTCCGCCGTATGCGTAATATCTATTATTCCGGGGGTTATTGCATCTTTCTCTCATTTTTAACCAGGAGTAATATGTTGGAGACCGGTTACTTTGCCCATGTTTTTCCCCGCGCCTACAGCCGCATGACTTAGAGTGTCCAGTTGTTAAATTGCCCTGTAACACTATGGTTAAATTACCACAATCACATAGGCATTCCCAATACGACCCAGGTTTATTAGCTCTGCGGTAAGCAATTAAATTTGAGTACCGCCGGCCGGTTAAGTTAAGCTTTTGGCCCATGACACTTTTCCCAGTAAGTACAGCGCCGGCCATAAGAAAAACAATTGTTCATGTTTTTAGTAGGGTTCTGTAGATCTACTAAGGGCGCGGCAATTTTTTCAATATTTAAAATCATTTCTTTAAGTCGTCCTTGATCTAGGTCTATTAATTGCATTTGGATGCTAGGTTCCTTTGTTTTAATAAACACAACGTATGCCAGTTGTTCAATAACGATGCCTAGGTTTATTTGCATTAAATACGCGTATAAAGCGAGCTGCATTGAGGATTCTGCTCGCCCTTCTTGGTACCGCGTGCTTGACGTTTTAAAGTCTACCAGAGTTAGCTTGCCTTTATATCGGCATAAGAGGTCTGCCGTTCCTTCAATATGAATTCCGCCGGGAGTTTCCGCGTAAAGCCGCTCTTCACCTTTAATGAACTCGTAGTGCTTTAAATGGAGTTTAGCAAAGCGATCAATGAAAATATGCCCCATATCTCGTAGACTGGCATGATTATACCGCCCCGGTTGGAAAGCCATATTAGCCACGCTATCCCAGTATGCAGTAAAAGCAGCATTGCCATCGGTCCCCTCAAGGAGCGCATTAATAGCGCTGTGAATAGCCGTTCCAAAGTGCAGGGCGTAGCTTTCTGGCTCCTCAATCTTTAGCTTATCAACATAAAGGTATTTATACAGCTGCTGGCAGGTTAGGGCCGCCGATAGCTGGCTATAGCTGAAACTACTCATCACGCCCCCAGCTAGACGGTAAGAAGAGGGCCAATGCTATAATCAATATTACGATGGCCATACTATTCTTTCCATTCCGTGTAGAATACTTCTGCAGTGAAGCCCTCGACTTGAATCGCCTTGGTTTTGAAATCCCCACGCTCTAGGCCGGTATTAATCGCTGCCGTTAGATTGCTAATATCAAGCGCAGTGTGGGCCATAGTTAGCAGATCCCCATAAGACAGGGGCCCCTTAAAGTGCAGTAGGTCACGTATCATTCTAGCTGTAATCGTCATTACTCAATTACCTCCCCGTTCTCATCAACAAGTACCCATTCCCCACTATGGTCTCCGCATTCCCGGCAGTAGCAGTGATCAGGATCTATCTGATTACCGCACATCTCACACTGAAACTCCCATTCACCTCTAGGATCATCTTTCGGCCTGTTCATCTTGTTACCCCCTTCCATTTATTATATCCCAGCTTGTTCCGAGTTGCACCAATTAATTTAGAGGCGCGGACCGCTGTCATCGTTTCCCTATCAAATGCAGTAACTTGTACACCAAGAGCAGTAAGCATCTTTATTTGAGCCTCTGTAACTAGCCATTTTCTAACGTGCTCTAGCTTGGGCTGTTTAGCAAGCCTTGGGTCTACCTTAGATTGCTGTATCATATCCTGTACTTGCCTTAAGGTCTTCATTCAATCACCCTACACTAAGAAAAATAATTAAGCAATAATAAAATAACCCTTGACCAGCTTCTTGACACGTATGATATACTTGATGCATAAGCAGTTAGTCGCTGCGCTCCTACACTTAAGGCGGTCTATTCAGACACGCATTGGAGAAGCGCTCGTGTTGAGACACTCGCTAGTTTAGATCGGTCCTATTGAGGGCCGAAGATAGTTGCAGCATACAAGAAATAAATGCTTGACGCTAGCTGCAACCGATTGCATAATAGTAGTATGAAGCTTGTTTCAGACGTATTGCGTGACCTACTGTTTATTTGCTGTATTGTGCTGGCTGGTGTGTTGTGGGCTTCGGCCTATAAACACTACAAGACTAGTGCCCGTGCTTCGGCATTGAAAGATCGCATATCGGACTATGGTGGCATGATAGTTCCCATTCGCATATCTAAAGATCAGGATAAGTTCTTCACCATAGGTACCGGAGAGCTTATTATGCTCCCGTCTAAACAAACAGCCATTCTCACTAACTCACACGTCTGTGAAGCGGCATTGGCTACCAGCTTATGGGTATCTACGGTAGTTCACGATAGGCCGGTATATGACCTTAAGGTAATGAAGAATTCCCTTATACCCGACCTATGCCTATATTATTCCCCCTCTGTTCTATACATGCGCTCCTTCCTTGTAAAGGATATAGCGCCTACCTATGGTGAGCTACTCCTTGAAATTGGCTTCCCGTTAAATGGCCGACAGCGCCCCACCACTGGTTTTTACCTGGGCGAGAATAAAGAATCTAAAATTGGTATGCCATTACTTGATAGCAATGGCTGTACGCATGGTGAGGTAGACCCAGAAGGTTACTGCGTTCTAACAGAAGACCTTGAGGCCACAACGGTTGAGACCTATCCCGGTAACTCCGGCTCGCCGGTGTTTAATGAACAGGGCGCTATGATAGGTATTATGAATAGCGCAGATGGCGAAACACACGACGGGCAATTTGTCTCTGGTAAACACATTCTAGAATTCATTAAGGGGCTCTAATGGACTGCGTATTGACACGAAGCCTTTATTTAGACGCGGGTATCTTTGGGCAATTGTCGTCTGCTGGTGGCACCTTCCTGGCTAATACACTTGAGCATGCGTATGCACAAGATGACGGCACACTTAAGCCAAAGCTGCCCCCAGGCACGTATACTTGCGTACGCGGCCCGCACCAGCTGCACGGCATGCTGGCGGCCTTTATTACCTTTGAGATTACTGACGTACCTGGCCATACCGGCATCCTATTCCATATGGGTAATTACAATAAAGATAGCGATGGCTGCGTATTACTCGGTGAAGAGGCAGTTCCCACTAGCGAGCCAACTATGGTCACCAATAGTGTTGTTACCTTTAATAGCTTTATGGCTTCTCAATCCGGTGTTGACACCTTCCAATTGGTTGTTGTATGAAAGCCCCAAGCATAAAGGACTACCCTAAAAAGGTATGCATTGGGCCCGCCCGCGTGCCCTATAAAGTGCGTTTTGTAGACGTGCCCCGTAGCAAGTTCCTGGGTCAGTGTTCTTTTAAAAGACAGACCATAAAGCTTAATAAGAACCAGAATCGCGAGGCATTGTTTATGACCTACCTTCATGAACTCCTTCACGCCATGGAGTTTGAGTCGGGCAATAGAGTGCCACATAAAATAATTTACCGCTTTGAATCGCAACTATATTTCTTTATAATGAACAATCTAACAGCATTTAATCACAGGAGAACCAAATGAAACTTAAGAAAACCAAGTTTGCCCCCAAAGCCCAAGAACCCCGTTCGGCAGCAGAGATTGAGAAAGAATACCAACTGACTTGCGCAGCCCTGGGTGGCGTTACGTATCAGATTGAGGCTCTGGATCAGAAGTCTAAAAACTTCCTTAACCGCATTAATGAGTTGGTTAGCGAGAACGCACGCCGCCTCGAGCTCGACAAGGCCGAAGCAGAGAAGACTGAAAATGGCCAACAAGCCTAATGCCCGTGAACAGCTTGCTTTAAAGCTGGCTAAGGTCGAGGGCCGTCTCGAAGGCCTAAAACAGGCCCTGTCGATAGATCCCAATGAACTAGTTCAGGCTATTAAGAACACCGAAGCATTGGGTGAGGGCTATAGAGAGGCACTTGAGATGCTGGGTAATGAAGAATCCCCGGTACCCGTACGCCCTGTTCAGGCACCTGTTTATGTTAACCCGGTAGCAGTGGACCCCGCTATGCAGAATGCCATGCAGCAGTTTCAGCAGCAGCAACCCACTGCCCCGTCTGTTAAACCGTATTTAGCCCAGAAGGCTGCCCGCGTGGCTGCCGGAAAGCGATAAATGAAACGAGTCAAGAAAGCATTCTACAAACTTGTGGCCTTCGTGCCCCGCGCCCTGCCTTTTGGCGCTAAAGAGTTTGAGGTCTGGGCATCACGTATTATCTTTACATACGATTTGCCGGATAATGACTCTAGTCGCTGGGCGCTAGCCACCATGATTTTGCACAGTGGCGCTACCGAAGCTACTAAGCCCGACCGTTATTTTGGTCGCTGCGCCCGTAAAGCCGGCGCTAATGAAGTGGCTAACTACACCATGATGACGCTTAAGAAGAAACAGCAAGATGCCGAAGCAGCACGCCTAGCCGCAGTTAAAGAGGCCGAAACGCTGGCCGCCGGATCTCAAGCAGTATAAATGTATGAGCGAGTTTGATAGCAAGGAATTCTTAGCCCTTAAGACTAAGTGGTACAAGAAGCTTGCTAAAAGCGGGTTTTCAGATGCTGAAAATAGCAGTGGTAACTTGCTGCAGGGCTCTAACCCATACGCGTATAGGAACCGTACGTTATACGGAGTGAAGAGCACGGATGTGGTGGCCCAATTCCACGAAACGGGCATTAATGCAGTGAGGGACTATTTTGATTTGGCTGGCGAGTTCCTTCGGGTGCATAAGTTTAAGAATGCTAAACAGAAAGAAATGTGGCGACTACACTCCGAAGGCCTATCAGCTAAAGAAATGGCAAAGCTCCACCCCAGGCAATCGGGCTATAAGAAGACTAATGTGTACGATGTTATTAAAACCCTGCGAGATGAAATGCTACAACTTAAGTGGCGAAAGGTAGCAGATGAGTAACGACGGCATTATAGTGCGGGAAGCAAATGAAGGGGACGTGTCCTTTATATTTGCCACTGCCCTTAGAAACACCTGGTACTCTAATCAGCTGGAAACCACACTTCCCAAGGCTAAGTGGATGCAGCTTAAGCATTTCGAAATAGAGCGCCAACTTGATTCTTACCCCACACTTGTGGCCACTCTGGCATCGGACCTAGATATTATACTTGGGTATGCTATAGTGTCCCCCACGCCCTATGTGTACATAAAGAAGGCATGGCGCAATACGGGTGTTGAGCACCTTCTAAATACTGAAATACGTAAACTAACCCTAAAACAGGAGACCTCACAATGATCAAAGTAATAGCTGCACAAATGCATAGCACCATCTGGGTACCGGGCCCGGGGGAGCTCAAGAAAACCCTCGATTCTAAAAACTATAAGAATATGGAGATGCAATACTCTAGTGAGGGCGTTTATATTCACTATAAGGGCTTTAAATTTCTGTTACCTGTGTCTAACTTCCAGTCTATTGTATTCGATCCCGAAGCTCAGTACTTCGTAGATTTTAGCAAGTAATTATGGTCACGCGGTATTTTTCTGGCCAGAAGTCCCAAGACCCAGCCGAAGAGTTCACTCTGGAATCCCTGCTGGTTAAAGCCACTAAAGTGCTGCGGTCTGACTTGCAAGCCATTACCCTCGAAGCGACTAAGGGTAAGCTTGGGCCGGCGTCTGCGAGGGACCTAGTAGCCTACGTTAGACTGCTATCTGACCTTAAAGCTGACCAAGAAGAAGACCTAAGCAAGTTAACTGATGAGCAATTAAAGGCATTAATCGATGGCAATACTAAATCGGAGTAGTATCGAGCGGGAGCGGGAGCGCCGGGCTAAGGTCTCAACTGTTAAGCCGATTGTTCTCGATCCCAATTTTAAGCCTCAAAATGAGTTCATTAACGACCCTGCACGCTATATAGCCGTTCAGTGCTCCCGGCGGGCCGGTAAGACTAACGGGCTGGCCATTAAGTTTAAGCAGACAATGGACAAGTATCCCGGCTCTACCTGCCTGTATCTGGCTATGACTAGAGAGTCAGCCCGTGAAATTATGTGGCCAGTACTACAAGAGATTAATGATAAGTTTGGGTTAGGTTGGGAGTTCTTAGAATCTAAGCTAACCGTGAAAGACCCAAATGGCTCACAACTAAAACTTCTGGGCGCCGATATGAAGAACTTCGTTAAGCGCTTACGGGGCCGCAAGTACCCAGGAATCGGCGTAGACGAGGCCCAAGACTTTGGAACCCACCTGCAGGGGCTTATTGATGATATCCTTACACCCTCTATTGCGGACTATGCCGACGGGTGGCTTGCTCTTACAGGGACACCCGGACCAGTGCCCGCCGGGTACTTCTTTGATGTAACCCAAAATAGGAAGTACGGGTATTCATACCACTCCTGGACCATCCTTGATAACCCCTATATGCCCGACCCTATGGGCTTTATTGCCGATATGAAGGAAAAACGGGAATGGCTAGATGACAACCCCACACTGCGCCGTGAGTGGCGCAATGAATGGGTTCTTGACACCGAATCACTTTGGATACGATACAATGAAAAACTTAACCACTATCAGCAGCTGCCTGATTTTAATTGGACTTATATACTGGGTATCGATATTGGGTATCGGGATGCCGATGCACTGGCTGTCCTGGCCTGGAGTGATAGTACTCCTACTGTTTATTTGGTAGAGGAGCTAATTACTGCTAAGCAGGGACTAACTGAGTTAGCAGATCAAATCAAGGCCTTAGATAAGAAGTACGGTATTTCTAATATGGTCATTGATGCTGGTGGCTTGGGTAAGAAGCTAGCAGAGGAGCTGCGTAGGCAATACCTAATCCCTGTCCAAGATGCTGATAAAGTTAGGAAACAAGAGAATGTTGAGCTTCTTAATGACGCCCTGCGCACCGGGCGCTTTATGGCCAAGTCCGCTAGCCGCTTTGCTAAGGACAGCTACCTTGTTCAAATTGACTGGGAGCGGACAACGCCTAACAAGGTTGTAATCAAGAAAACGCCCCACTCAGATATCATTGACTCTGTACTATATGCCTTTAAGGTATCGCCAGCCTGGAATTACACTAAACCCACAGTTAAGCCAAAGTATGGAACCAAAGAATGGCAAGTTGTTGAGCAATCTAAACAGTTTGACCTGGCCATGGAGCATTTCCAAAGCATAAAAGAAGATAACAATGGCCCTTGGGGAAGTTTCGACTGATTTTAACCGGACGAGCAGCCTTTCGTAGAGGTTTTTACCCGAAATGTTGCCTTTTTTGCAAGAAAAAAAGAAATCCATCGCTGACGTTATAGTCAATGAGCGCCGCCCCGACGAGCCCAAAGAAAAATCTACTCATAGTGACGGTATGTTAGCCGCTGCCCAGGACCTAATTTCGGCTGTTCACGCTAAAGACCATAAAGCCGTTGCCGATGCACTACAGGCTGCCCACGAGATGGCGCAGGAGTACACTCCCGAAATGCCTGACGAACAGGGAGAGGTCTAATGCCTCTCGATAAATCGAAATCTAAACAAGCCTTTAGTAAGAATGTGAGCACTGAAATGGACGCAGGAAAACCCCAAAAACAAGCCTTAGCTATTGCTTATGCGACCAAGCGTCGTAATAAGAAGCCGAAAAAGTATTCTACAGGCGGGCTGCTCGATTCCCCAGAAGACCTTGATAAAACTGGGGATATGCAACCTGATTCCGTTGATGAGTCAATGAGTCACCCGACTGAAATGGAAGTAATGAACAAACGGCGCGCCACCCAAGACGACGACCAGTGGATGCAAAACCCCGACTCTGATGACAACATAAAAGAAAACAATGAAACCATTCGTAAGAAGTTCGCTAATGGCGGGCAAATTCCGGATACCCGTGAAGTTGAGGGCGACCGCCGAATGCTTAGCACTTCTCCTGATGCTGATGAGCCGCAAGAAAGCCGCGCTAATCTAAGCCGTGGCGAGGGCCGTCCCGGTGTTCAACCCAGCGATGGTATTAGCGAAAATGCTGATATTGTTGAAGCTATTATGGCTAAACGCGCCGCTAAAAACGCCGCTCGCTTTGCCGAAGGTGGCCGGATTACCGAAGCCGCTGGCGACACTGATAGTGTGTTTGATGCAGAAGATGCCTTCTCGGGCCACGGCAGTGTTGATGCTAACCTGAAAGAGAACCTGGCTGACGATACTGACGACAGCGACCACGATCATGATCTTATTGGCCAAATCCTAAGCGACCGTAAACGCAAGAGAGGTTAGTCCTCTATGAAAATTGATAACTTAAGCGAGCTATCTAAGCTCCTTGATTTGCTTAATAAGAAGGGTGTAACTGCTTGTTCCGTTGATAACTTAACGTTGACTCTCAGCGGCGAGCAGCGAGTGTCAAACTATAAGCGCAAGCAGTCAGAGACCGAAAGCGCCTTTGGTGAAGAGACCGTTGAGTGGGATGCTCTAAGTCCTGAAGAGCAGCTGTTTTATTCTAGCGGCGCCATTCAAACGGGCCCGAAAGCTGACTAATTGTGAAGATTAAAAAGGTAGATATTAGCGGTCGTTCTAATACAATTAGAATGAAGACCAGCGAGACGGCTAAGAACGTGACTATGGCTGCCTGGTGGCTAGCTGACAATGACGTCAGTGAAGCAGAACAGCTATGTTCTACCACAGCATTCCTTAAGGAGCAGCAAACCTGGCGCCAGCGCCAAATAGCTGTATACGCGAGGTTATATGGTAATCAAAATCTGTTTTCTTTTATTGGCACTGATATGTCACGTATTGGCCAGTACCAGGGACTCCCGACAGACCGCCCAACGTTTAACCTTATTAGCAGTGTCACTGATACTCTTGTTAGTCGTCTTACTCAAAGCCGCCCCGCCCCTGTTTTCTTGACGGATAACAGTGATTATAAAGAGCGTAACTTAGCCAAAAAGCTTAATAATTTCATTCTAGGTGAATTTTATAGCACTAAGGCATATGAGAAGGCCGAATATATACTTCGTGATGCTTTGGTTACCGGCACTGGTATTTGCAAGGTCTATGAGGGGCCTGACAAAAAAGTCTGTTTGGAACGGGTATTGCAGACTGAACTATTCACAGATCTGTCTGAGAGTATGTATGATAACCCCAGACAACTGTATCAGATTAAGCTTGTGGACCGTGCCACTCTTATGGATAACTTTCCTAAAGAAGCAAAACAGATTGCCCTGGCTGCTAAGGCTACCCCAGACGGAAGTCCGGATAGTTCTAAGACAGTATCCGACCTGGTCATGGTGGTGGAAGGCTGGAGACTACCTTCTAGCCCGGATGCGAAAGATGGAAAGCACTCAATCGCAGTTGCTGGCTCCGTGGGAACGTTAGTCTCAGAAGAATACACTAAAGACTGCTTTCCCTTTATATTCCTTCATCATACCAAACGCTTAGCCGGGTTTTGGGCTCAGGGCGTTGCTGAGTCGCTTATGGGCACTCAAATGGAGATCAATAGCCTACTGCATACTATTAGCCGCTCCATTAAGCTTGTGGGTGT